CCCGAGGCTGCCGCCATTGCCAAGACCTGCATGTGTTCCCATGAGGACACCGTGGAGTTGTACACATGCGCTCACATGATGCCGGATGACAAGGTTGAGGTGTATCAGGAGATCGGCGGGGTGGTCCTGCCAGACTCGGTGTCCACCTACCCCCTTGAGAGAAACCCGTTCCTCGCCCTGAGGATGCACCGGGTCGATGGAGAGGACTATGGCCGAGGCTACGTCGAGCAGTATTACGGTGATCTGGTCTCCCTCGAAAGTCTCTCTAAGAGCATTGTCGAGGCCGCTGCTGCCTCTGCGAAGGTTCTATTCCTTGTCAATCCGGTGGGCACCACCCGTCCGAAGAAACTGGCCCAGTCTGCCAACGGCTCGATTATCGAGGGGAACGCCGCCGACGTGACGGTCCTTCAGGTAGCCAAGGCGGCTGATCTAACGGTTGCGCTCCAGACGATGAACACCATCAACGAGCGCCTGAGTTACGCCTTCCTGCTGACCGAGGCATCCATCCGCAACGCGGAGCGTGTCACCGCCGAGGAGATCCGGCTGGTCACCCAGAGCATCGAGCGCCAACTTGGAGGCATCTACAGCCTGCTGTCGCAGGAGTTCCAGTTGCCTCTGGTGAACCGCATCATGGACCGCCTGACCAAGGCCAAGAAGATGCCCAAGATCGATAAGAAGATGGTCACCCCCACGATTGTCACAGGCATCGACGCCCTTGGTCGTGGCAATGACCTCAACAGGCTGGACATCTATTTGCAGGGAATTGCACAGATTCTTGGACCCGGCGGTCTCCAGCAGTATGTAGACTTCCGTGAGTACATGAATCGCCGTGCCGCAGCCCTCGGTATCGACACGGCGGGTCTGGTCAAGTCTGAGGAGCAGATTGCTCAGGAGCAGCAACTGGCCATGCAACAGCAGATGCTCATGCAGGCAGGACCTCAGGCAGCCAGAACACTAGGAAACATTGCCGAGGACAGGTTTAGAACCCCACAATGAGCAACCATCAGCAAGTGACAATCGTTCGAGACACCGCAGAGACAAACAATGAGACCGACGCGCTGGCAGAAGCAATCTCTCAGGCACAGACCCCAGCCGCTACCGACGCTCCAGCCCAGCCAGCCCAAGCCCGACCCGAGTGGCTCCCTGAGAAGTTTCAGGACCCCACAGAACTGGCTAAGGCGTATTCTGAACTGGAGCGCCGACTGTCTTCTGGCTCTGGTCCGCTAGATCAGAACTCGCTTGAGACCTACTCCAAGGAGTTCTCCGAGAACGGGGATCTCAGCGACGAGTCGATCCAGAAGATCGCAGGCATGGGCATCCCAGAGCATCTGGTGCGTGCCTATGTGGATGGGCAAAAGGCTCTGGTGGACACGAACACCAAGACCATGATGTCCTACGCAGGCGGCGAACAGGCGTACACCCAGATCCAGAACTGGGCAGCGGACAACATTGCCGAGGACGAGATCGATGCGTTCAACAGCATCATCGAGTCTGGCAACATGTCGAACATCAAGATGGCAATTCAGGGACTCAAGGCTCGCTATGAGCAGGCCAACGGCAAGCAGACCGGACGCCTGATTCAGGGCGAGATGTCTGGTCCCGCAGGAGGCGCTTTCAGGTCGATCTCCGAGATCGTTGAGGCCATGAAGGATCCTAGGTATGCGCGTGACCCGGCATATCGCAAGGATGTCGAGTCTCGGGTCGCCCTGTCCAACGCACTAGGAGTCGCTCGATGAAGAACGCAAAGACCACCGCACTTGGCATCGCAACCATTCTGACCGCACTCTCGTCGGCAGCCATGGCCATGCTTGATGGCGATCCGGCAACCACCTTTGACATCGCTGCTGTGATCGCCGCTTGCACCGCAGGCGTGGGTCTGATCCTTGCCAAGGATGCAAAGGAACCCGAGACCAAGTGATGGGCTGGATTGGGCAGATTGTCCACGCCATCCTACTCTTTCTGGAACGTCTGGTATCTAAGGAAACACATGCCAAAGATGCTGACCCAACTGCTGGCGGTGTTCGTGATCGGTTCCGCGACCGGGTGCGCCACCACCGTGATTCTGGTTCCTCCGGGAACTCCGGTCCAACTGGCTGAACCTGTCAAGGCACATGTGTTCGTGGTCCAGAAGGATGGGACCAAGATCATGTCCAACAATCGCGTCGAGATCCCCGCTGGGTGGTGGACCGCAGACGTACCTGAGGAAACTGGCACTAAGCCAGCGGCTGCGCTTCCACGCTCCAAGTAGAGCCTGACGCAGACCCAAACCCCGAGACCTCTCCCTTAAGTGGGTGGGGTCTCTTTCTTTTCCGGCTAGTTAGATGGGCCGGGAAGCGTTGTTGATTGGCCCCTTGCGAGGGACAACCCTTCGGACAGCGCACCTGCATCTGAACAACAACACGTCCTTTCTTTCCCACAGGAGTCCATTCAAATGGCTTCACATGATTACACGGGACCGTCGCGCCTTGGTCAGGTCAATCTGGCCGGGGACGTTGACGAACTGTTCCTGAAGGTGTTCTCTGGCGAGATCATCACCACGTTCGAGAAGTTCAACGTGATGATGCCTCTTCACCGCGTTCGCACGATTGCCAGCGGCAAGTCTGCCACGTTCCCGGTCACGGGCGTTGCAGAGGCCAAGTACCACACCCCCGGCGAGAGCGTTCTCTCCGAGGCTTCGGGTACGTCGCTGTTCGCCGCTTCGGCCTCGGCCGGCTCGCCCACCACGTCCTTCGACTCGGGCAACAGCCCCACGTCCAAGTACCTGAATCGCTTCAAGCACAACGAGAAGGTCATCTTCATCGATGACGTGCTTCTCTCCAGCGTCTTCGTGGCCGACATCGATGAGATGAAGAACCACTATGACGTGCGCAGCATCTACAGCACGGAGATCGGTCGCGCCCTTGCCTACACGGCAGACAAGAACCTGATCCGCACTGTGATCGCAGGCGCTCGCCGCACCACGGATCGCTTCGGCGGTTCGGATGCCGAGTACCTTGGTGCTCAGGTCCAGATCAACTCGTCGCCCACGGGCACGACCCTGATCAACGGTCTGTTCGAGGTCGCCCAGAAGATGGACGAGCGCAACGTGCCGAGCGAGGAGCGGTTCTGCATCCTCAAGCCCAGCATGTACTACAAGTTGGTGAACGAGAACAAGGACGCCATCAACCGCGACTACGGCAACGACGGCAACGGATCGACCGCTGCTGGCGAGATCGTGTCGGTGGCTGGCATCCGCGTCCTCAAGTCCAACCACGTTCCCGCGACCAATGAGAGCGCCGTGAACAACATCCACAACGCCACTGGCGTGAAGAATGATGTCTACGGTTCCAGCGGCGTCGGCTACGGTGGTACGTCCTACGCTGACACCGAGGGCGTCGTGTTCCACCGCGAGGCTCTGGGCACGGTCAAGTTGATGGACCTCTCGCTGGAGACTGACTACATCATGGAGCGCCTCGGCACGCTGATGCTTGCCAAGTACGCCATGGGTCACAACGTCCTCCGCGAGGAGTGCTGCTTCGAACTGATCTCGACCTAATCGAGTCGGTTCTCCCACCTGAGTGAAACAAAGGGGGAGGTTCCAAGAGATTGGGGCCTCCCCCTTTTGTTCGACCTTCAAAGAGGATCACATGTCGCTGACAAAGACCACCAAGTTGCAGGCGATCAATACCATGCTGTCTGCCGTAGGCGAGCCTCCGGTCAACTCCCTGACGGCCCTTAGGGCAGACTCGCTGATTGCACAGAACATCCTCGATGAGGTCACTCGGGATGTCCAGTCCTACGGATGGCTGTTCAACACCGAGGACAACATCGAACTGGTGCCCGAGACAGGTACCGGGTACATCTACATCACCGACAATGTCGCCCGTGTGGACATGGATCCTGCCTACTACAACTACGACATCACGATCCGTGGCAACCGCCTGTACGACCGCAAGACCAACTCCTATGCGTTCTACGGCCCGATCAAGGTGACCCGTGTGCTGCTGATGGACTATGATGAGATGCCTGAGGTGGCACGCAGGTACGTCTTCATCCGTGCCGCTAGGATCTTTCAGGACCGCGTAGTCGGCTCGGAGAGGCTGCACATGTTCACCCAAGCCGACGAGATCGCCGCCCTTGCAAGGATGAGCGAGCATGAAAACGAGACAGGCGATTACACGATTTTCCAGAGTCCTGACATCGCACGGACCTTCATCCGTCAGGGCCAGTACCGGGTCTACTGATGGCACTGATCACAACGGCAATTCCGAACCTGATCGGGGGGATCTCACAGCAGCCTCCGTCGATCCGGCAGCCCAACGAGGCCGAGGACATTGTCAATGCGGTTCCGTCCCCTGTGGAGGGGTTGATCAAGAGGCCCCCAACGGAACATCTAGCCGCTGTGGCTGCTGCCAACGGAACACTGCTATGGAACAACCTGACGGACAAGCCATTTGTCCACATGATCGAGCGGGACGAGAACGAGAAGTACCTGCTGATCATCCAGAAGAACGGAACGGCATCCGTCTACGACCTCGCGGGTAACCGCAAGACGCTGTTCGTTGTCAACTCGCTATCGACTGCCGAGTACTATGAGCGGTTTGCGGTGTCGATTGCGGATGTGACATTCATCTCAAATCACACAGTTACGCCTGCATTGACTGCTGCCGTAGCCTCTCAGACACCCAGCAACTACAACAGGGCTGGTCTCCTGTGGGTACGCCAAGCCAACTATGCTCGTAAGCACTCGGTCATCCTTACCTCTGGCGCAACCACGCATACCTTTACGCACACCACGCGATCCCTTGAGATCACCAACGCTGGCAGTTCGGGAACAAACGGAACATACGGAACCTATGCCGTCCCTGTGCAGTTGACCTATGTCAGCGGAACCAAGGCAACGACCTATCCAAATGCGATCATTACGGTTTCTGGCGGTAAGGTCACCAAGGTTCAACTGGTGACTGATGCCGTGTCTTGGAATGGTCCCGTGTCAACCAAGTTGTCGGCTCTTGCGGCAGACATCGGAAATGTCAACAACTTCGAGTGCGAGATCAAGGATGTCGTGTCTGGCGAGATCGGAACCGACATGGTGGCTGAGTCGCTGTTTGATGGAGAGACCTCCGGGTACATCGGACCCAGCGGGGGCATCGACAACACATCTCCATACACATCCTCAACGCACCTCGATGGCGTGATCTACCTGCAAGCCTCTGCCGACTTTACGGTCAAGGTCGAGGATGACTTTGCAGGCGAGGGCATTGTCTTTATCCGGGACGCGGTCGAAAGGTTTGAGGATCTGCCTCCTACGGCTCCCCATGGCTATACCGTGCGTGTGGCCAATGCCCCAGAGGCGACCGTGGATGACTACTATGTCAAGTTCAAGGCAGATGATGGCGTGTTCTCCCGTGGCGTCTGGGAGGAGACCATCAAGCCGGGGATCAAGTACGAGGTCGATAAGGCCACGATGCCCCTGATCCTGATCCGCCAGTCGGACGGGACGTTCATGTTGAAGAGGGCAGATGGCACCACCCCAAGTACTGCCAATGGCCGACCCACGGCTGACGCTGCGGATGTCTACAACAAGTTCAAGTGGTCAGACCGCCTTGTGGGCGACGAGGACACCAACCCTGATCCATCCTTCATCGGAGAGCCGATCAAGTGCATGGTGTACCACCAGAACCGCCTTGCAATGCTGGCTGGCGAGAACATCGTCCTCAGCGAGACAGGAGAGTTCTTCAACTTCTGGCGCACCACGGTCCTTGACATCCCAGACTCAGAGGTCATTGATGTCGCCTCCTCGACTCCCCGTGTGGGCGAACTGGTTGCCGCAATCCCGTTCAACAGGGACCTGATCCTGTTCACCCCGACCAGCCAGATGATCATGCGTGGAAACGATGTCTTCAGCCCGAGGACCGTTGGCATCTTCCCTGTGGCTGACTTCGAGTCTGTGTCCTCCAAGGTCCAGCCAGTCGCATCCGCTAACTCGATCTTCTTCCTGTACCCCAACGGCTTGTACCACGGGATGCGGGAGATGGTGCCTCACCAGAACATTGACGGATCCTATGTGGCCAACGATCTGACCGCAGGAGTCCCTAGGTTCATCAAGGCACCCGCAGCCCACATTGCCGCCACCAGCCACGACAACATCGCCGCTGTGGTGACTGATGATGACCTGTACTGCTACAGGTACACCAACCAAGGCGACCAGAGGGTCCAGTCTGCGTGGTTCAGGTTCACCTTCAACAGCGCCCACGACCCAACCTACAGCGACATCGCCAAGGTGGTCTGGGCGGGGTTTGACGAGTCTGACCTGTACCTTGTGATGCACCGCACGCGGACCGACAGCACCGCCTACATGACCATCGAGAAGATCCGCATGGGTGCGGGGATCAACGATACGGCGACCACAGGCAAGGACTGGGTGACTCACCTTGATCAGCGCAAGTTGCTGACCTCCAAGTCGTACAACGCCTCCACCGACATCACCACCTTCATCCTGCCTGCGCCGATCTCGTACAAGCCCGGAGTAACTCGGGTGGTGACCGAGGATGGGTACACCCTGAACATCCTGTCTGGAACCTCCTATGTGACAACCCCATCGGTGTCCTTCGGAACCCTTGAGGTTCAGGGAGACTGGACTACGGTGGACACTTGGGTAGGCACCAACTACACCATGACCTACACCTTCTCGACTCCTTACCTGAGGTCTCGGGTTGGGTCTGGGATGGCGGCCATGCTGACCGGGCGGTACCAGATGCGCTACCTGTTCCTCCAGTACGCAGACACGGGCTACTTCAAGTCAACCGTGGCAATGGACGATGGCACAACCTACGAGTACAGGTTCACGGGCGAGACTCTGGGCCTGTCCTACAGCGGTGGGATCAACCTGAGTACAGGCACCTTCAGGATCCCGATCTTCTCGCGCAATGACGGGATGACCCTTCGTGTCATAAACGATTCGCCATTCCCGTCCAAACTCTTGAGTGCAGACCTAGAGGCGTTCTACAATGACCGCGCCACTAGGTACTCCTCTTGATCTACGCACGCCCCAGCGTCATCCCTGATGTAGCCGCAGTTTCCAAGGACATACGTCCTGAGGACGCTGCGGAGATCTATGCAGCATCTGGCCTTGATCCCATGGCTGGGCTGCTGACTGGCTACCTGCATTCGGACATCTGCCAGACCATTTGCACGGCTAAGGAACACAAGCCAATCGGACTGTTCGGCCTGCGGATGGTCGAGAAGGACAAGGGTGTGGTCTGGCTACTGGCAGGCAATGACCTTCCCAAGTACGGCACAAGGTTCCTGAGGGAATCGCGTGGATGGATAGACCGCTTTCACCAGAAGGCAGATCTACTGTTCAATGCGGTGGACCAACGGAACGCAGTTCACATCCGATGGCTGGAATGGCTTGGCTTCAAGTTCATCCGTGTCATCCCCGAGTACGGACACCTCAAACTTCCCTTTGTAGAATTCGCAAGGATCAAACCCCATGTGTGAAGCAGGAACCATCATCGCAGCAGCATCTCTTGCTGTCGGTGTAGGCACCGCAGTCGCTGGAGGCGTGTCTCAATCAAAGGCTGCCAGCGCACAGAACAGGTACAACCGACAGTTGGGTGAAGCGGCTCTGGACCAATACAACGAGACAGAGAAGTCTGTGGTCCGTGACGTTGGACTACAGATCGACCAGTTGGCCCAGCGTGAGTTCGAGCAGACGGCGGCCACCCGGCAGGAACTGGAGAACATCACCAAGAACGTCAGGCAGGCCGCAGGATCGACCAGAGTGGCTCAGGCAGCCATGGGCGTCGAGGGTCGATCTGTGGACATGCTGCATCAGCAGTTCGAGCGGGAGATCGCTGGCTTTGAGTCCACCGCCATGCGAAACATTCGTAACTTCCGCTACCAGTCCAACATGGAGGCGCAGGCGATCTATGCCCGTGGCCAAAGCATCCTCAACAGTGGCGTTCCATCCCCGCTTCCACCTTCGGCAACTTGGTCACCTGTTCTCAATGCCCTTCAGGGAGCAACGGTCGGCATTCAGACCGCGTCTGCCCTCCAGTCCTTCAGGGATCCTAATGGAGTTGGTGGAGCGGGGAATCCGATGCCTGCTGTGTCAGCGCCCCCGCCCCCGCCTTCGCCATACACACAGCGCGCAGGATAACAACTAATGCCTCCACAGAGCGGACCATCTCTCAGCGTACAGGCCAGTCCTGTCAACACCTATGTGGCTGCTGCGGCTCCTGCGGTTGCCCTGTATGACCAGCAGCAGGTCGCCATGGCCCAGCAACTGGTCTCTGCTTTCAGTGACCTCTCGGTGACTGCTGCTCGCTTTGCAGGCTCTATGAAGGCCGAGCAGAACGAGGAGGAGATCAAGGCGGGAATGGATCTCGTCAACAAGAGCCGCAAGTCGTACCAGAAACTGGTCGAGTCTGGCGAGATCAAGCCCACGGAGAACCCATGGATGGCTGTGGGTGCCCAGCAGGCCAGCGGAACTATCGAGGGTCTCAGGGCTAGGGCAGACTTTGAGCGCATCTACGCCATGAAGGCTGCGGATGACCCCAAGTTCTTTGAGAACCCTGAGGCATTTGATGCCCTTGCTGCCCAGTACGCCCAGAATGCCAATGTGAACCTTGGGGACGCTTCGTACCAGACCCGGTCGTTCTACGAGGCATTCAACCCCTACATCGCCTCCAAGGCCATGCAGCATGAGGAGGCCATTGCCAAGCACCGTGAGGAGAAGATCATTACGGGGCTTGGGGCTTCTGTAGCCAAGGCTGTTGAGGACTATTCCAGCCCAGATCCGATTGTCCGCAATGAGGCCGTCACGGCGCTTCAAGAAAGCATGGACATTGTTACGGGAGTGTCTCGGCAGCGGATGAACAACACCGTAATTGATTTCCTGATCGAGCAGATGGAGACTTCGGATAACCCCGAGATTGCCGAGGGTCTGTACAAGTCTCTTAAGGCTGGCACAGGACCTCTTAGCGAGATCGAATACGCCAAGTATCGCCTATCGTCCCGCAAAGCGCAGATCGAGCAGAACCGCAATCGGATGACCATTGCCGAGTCCCGGGCTGCCGCAGAATGGATCGAGTCCAGTTCCTTGCAGGCAGTCAAGACCGGAATGACCAAGGACCAGTATGTGTCTTCGGTGCGCGACAAGTTGTCTGATGGCTCCTTGGCAACCCTGAGCGCCCCGGAGATTGAATCCAAGACGGCGTGGGCAATGAGCCGCTATGACCAAGCCCAAAAGGATCAGGAGACCGCCCGCGCTCAGGCAATTGAGCAGACCCTGACCACTCAGATTGAAGCCTCGTCCATCGACATAAATGTCTCGTATCAGCAAGGTCTTGATAGCCTGCGGAAAACGATGGATAACCTAGACCTTCCGCTGGCTCAACGGTGGGGTGTCGAGAAGACCTATACGGATCGTTATAACAGCAGGGCTGAAGAGCGTGCCCAGATCCAACTGGAAAAGGACACCCGGATTCGTTGGTATGGCGAGGACGGAAAGAGCGGAATCATTGGATCCGTCAACAGCGATGTCAATGTGTTCTTTGGGATCAATGCTGATGGAAGTCGCCGCACCCCAGAGCAGCAGATGGTGCGCCCTGATGGAGCGATTCCCGAGTTCGGCGTTGCCAAGCAAAAGATCACCGATAGCCTTCTTGATATGGGGCTGGTGCCTGATTCTGATGCCGCCAAGCGCGAATACAAGAGGGCCTATACCACAATTGATAGGGAAATTTCAGAGCGAGAAGATGCCGTAGCCAAGGGTGTTGCAAATTTCCGTGGAACTCTAAAGTCCTTGCCGGATGACACAGAGGATGTCCTTAGGGATAAGGCATCTATGCGGGGTCGATTCCTGATGCTGAGGATGCACCTTGGGTCGGTCTTTGAGGACTACCGAGTTGTAGGACCAGCGGTCAACAACTTCATTAACGCGCTGAACCCACAGGTCGTTGAATCATCCAACTTCAAGATGGACGCTGTTGTGGACATGATTGAAGCCTATGGCTATCTCAAGTCCAACAACCTTGAGGATTCTGCACTGCTTCCTACGGGACCCAACGGCAAGGCGCTCCGAGAGACACTTGATTCCGCCCTGTATCGACTGCGGACAGACAACATCTACGAGGTTGCCCGTGATGTTGCGGCTCAACGCTTCTTTGGTAATGCGGGAGAGATCACCGCAGCCGCCTTCAAGAGTGACGCCGCAAACTTCACGGGACTGTTTAGCGGAGACCCGACAGATACCCGCGACTTTCAAGAGAACTTCAATACCTTCGTTCTCGACATGGAAGTGACAAACCCAGACTCCTTGCGCTATGGTGCCTATGAGTTTGGACGGGCGTACCTCAAGTTGGTTGAAGAGTCCAAGAACTCAAATGTTTCAGCGCGCAAAGCAAGTGATGCTGTTAAGGAGACCAATTTCTTCTTGCGTAACTCCATGATTCCGCGCAAGGGTTTTGATCCAAACATCAATGAGTCGTGGCTTGAGGCTTTCCTCACCACGTTCTATCCGAACAACCCAGACGCCACCCTTGTGACTGTTGCGTTGGAACCAACCGGAGAAGGCATCTTTGCTGTGCGTGATGCCGATGGAAACGCCTTGCCTCCAACTGTTGATGGCCAGCCGAGCGATCCCCGCTTCTATCGAGTCGGAGAATTCAAGACTGGCGAAAAGTTTGATAAGGCCATCAACAGGCGTCTTATTGAAGAAACGCAGAACAAGCGTGAGCAGGAGCGCCGAGAAAACAGTATGGAAAGGATGCAACGGGAATCTGCGGCAGCGCAGTTCTTGAATCCGCGTCGAACTATGGGGTTCTAATTCCCTAACACACCATGCCTGAAACACTGATACCACAGTTCAACTACCCACCCTCTCCGATGGAGATGGCCTACAGGAAGGAACAGGCCAAGCAGAATCTTGTCTTTGACCCTGATGTTCAGGACATCATTGACATGCGCTATGGCATGGGGCCGTTCTTGGCAGGCACCAGACCATCGATGATTGGTGCAGCAGGTACGCGCCTTGGCTATGCGGTTGATTCCTTCTTGAGCGACAGCGGCGACGAACCATTGAACTTCAACAAGGATCGTCAAGAAGCCGATCCAATTCGTGATCCACTGTCGTTCAGTATGGGGAACAACCTTGACGGGATCAGCGAGGATCTTGCGCCAGTTCCTGTTGAGGAGCGTGGATGGCTGTTGTCCTCTCCTACCTATGCCGAATACCAGCGCCGACTGATGTTCATCAAGATGGGGTTGCCTGATGCTCAATCGCAGGCTAGCGGATACGGAACAGCATTTGGTGTGGCGGCGGATATTTCCGCTTTGATGGCTGCTGGAATTGCCGCCGAAGGTGTTGCTGTGGCTGGGCTGGGAACCAGAGGAGCCTTGGCTGGGCGTACCGTGGCTTCAGCGTTTGGCAAGAACAAGACCATGGAATTGGCTACGGCGGCTGGAGAGGCGGCTGCAATGGTCAGCCGGACTAACCTAGCGGCTCGGTGGACCGCCCTAGGTGTGGCCGAAGAGGCTGTGTTTCAGGCTGTCAAAAACGGCATTGATCCACTGTATGACCCTACGGCTGGTGAAGTGATTGGCGATTTGGTAGTCTCAGGCTCAATTTCGGGTGTCTTTGGTGGCGCGGTGTTTGGTCGGATGTTTGTCCGGGATCGCATCCAAGAAGCCGCCCTTGAACTGCGCCGCAAGCGAATTACCAAACTGCCCGGTGGATATACCGTTGACTACGGCCCGGGGTACATCTTTGATTCTCCCGCTGCTGCGGACCAGATGCTGTTCTCCATGGGTACAGGATCTTTTGCCGAGGAGGCTTCCAAGGTCGGTGCCAAACTGTGGGACGAGTGGGAGTCCTCTCCTGTAGAAGCGGTATTCAGCACCCGAGTTGCAGGGGAGATCCTGCCTTCTGATGGCACATCGTTCCGCTACACGACAGTCAGCGGTGACGCCTTTGATGTCATGGAGACAGGCGCTCTTAGGGCTTCTGGAGCGGGTGATGAGGTCACGTCTAACCGTGTCTACTTTGTGTCTACAGCGGACGTAAACAAGTTGAATACCGTGATGAATGTCCATCGTCGCGGCTATCCAAATGTTCCGTTGGCCGCGGCAATGAATGACGAAGGTACCTCTCTGGTTCTCCGTGAAACCGGAGGAACTTGGACAGGCCGCGCTCGTACCGCAGTCAAGGCCAGCACCACACCCCGCCCCGGGGCAATCCCTGTTCAGGTTGATGAGGCGGGACAGATTTCCTTTGGAGGTCGCGTCAAGTCGGTCAAGGAAACAGCCAAGGGCATTCAGCCATTCAGGTCGGTGATCAAGTCGATTGCATTTGAGATCTCGCTTGCTGGTGGTCCAATCACCCGCGAGACCTTTGCAATGATTGCCCAAGCCCTGACCAACGTCGAGCGACGAGGCTTGATGTCGGGTGCATTCAACAAGGCCATTTGGGAGGAGGTCTCCAAGAATCTCAACCCAGAAGTTGCCGCCAAACTCAGGAAGAACAAGGCATTCATCGGCGGTGCGGATAGAACAGTCATGGACTTGGTTGACCGGGAAACCATGATTGACACGATCACGGGAATGTTCCGCAGGAATGTCATTGAGGGTGTCGATGACAAGAACTCACTGATCTTCCATGTACTGCGTGAGATCCGCAACCGTGGTGGTGTCGTGAACCGCAAGGTTGTCGAGGAGGTTGTCGATACCCTGCGAGGACTTGCTCAGGCTCCTCCGACCAAGGTCAACAAGGCTGGAAAGACAATCATTGACAAGAATGCCCGCCGCCTTGGTGTGGCTCAACTGATCAACAAGCATTCCAAGTCAACGCAGCAGATCTTCATTCCGCCCAGCCTAATGAACAACATGAAGCCTCCAAGGCCTCCCGGGGGAGGCGCTGGTGGTGGCGCGGTGGGCACGGGTGGAGGCCCAACTCCTAAGGGAACGGCTTCCAACTTCAGTGATGTGCCTAAGGTGAACTCTTGGTGGGACAAGTGGTGGAGCGCCCTAGGAAACCAAGCGGCTCGCCTTATGCGTTCGGAAAACCCCGCTGCTCGTCTGATCGGGTGGCACGCTTTCCACGCCAAGCGCGTATTTGACGAGGCCCAGCCACAGACCATCTTTGAACTGGGAACTCAAACGCTGAACGGTCTAATGTGGACGTTCCTGCGGAGTTACCGTCAGGGTTGGACCAAGTTTGCTGTTGGGGACAATGTGGCAGCGCCCACAATGCGCCATAGGCTCCGTGCATTTGGCAAGAAGGAGTTGCGAGCCGAGTTCAATACTCGGGTGATGCGTCAACTTCGCTCGGGGGCCTTTAATGATGCTGCCGATTCCGTCAACGAGACCGCCAAAGCGATCCGTGAACTGTTTCAGCGAGTCCACGACATTGCACACTCGGTTGGTCTCAAGGGATTTCAGAAGTCCGCTGTAGCCAACTATGCGCCACGCCTGTGGCGCTGGGACCGGATCCGCAGACTGGCAACGACTGATGAGGGCCGCAAGGCGCTAATTCAACTGGTCAAGCAGGCCATTGATCAGAACGGTCGCCGGGTAGTCATCGATGGCGTCGAGCAGACCATTACAGGTGACATTGACGAGGCGGCTACGGTATTCGCCAATCGGCTTATCTCCATTGCCAAGGGTACCGAGGGCGCTCCTCTGATTGAACAGGAGCAGGAACTGGCTGATGCTTTACTGGCCCTTAAGGCTCCCATCAAGGGCAAGGGACCAACCGGAGGGACACCCTTTGGTCGCTCTAGGACGCTGCTTGACGAAAGCGCGGCAATCTCTGTTTCAGATGACTTCTTGGGTACAGGACGCAGGGAACTGGCGCTTGATGATTTGACGAACAACGACCTTCCGTTCGTACTGCGTAAGTACCTGACCTCCATCATGGGTGCAGTCAATCAGCGCCGAATGATTACCGCCTTTAACGACGAGATGCGAGCCAGAGGCGTCTTTGGTCCCAAGTATGTCGGACGCACTGGCAACATCTTGCAGAGCGAGCCTGAGGTAGAAACCGTCGAGGGCATGATTGCTCTTGCCAAGAAGGTTGGCGGTGATATCGAGGATGGTGCCGAGGCGGGTCTTTTGGAACTCATGGAGGCTGTTCGGTACGACCCGATCCATAAGGGTCCCATGAATGTGGGCCGCCGTCTGCTGAACATTGCCCTGTCTTACGGATATCTGACTGGAGGCGGTCAGTTCGGTCTTTCGGCTCTCAGTGAGATTTCCCGACTTGTAGGCACACTGGGGGTCAAGAACATGATCCGCCAGATGCCAATCCTAGGAGAGATGATCACCAACTGGAGAAACCTAGACAGGGACGCTCAAAACCTTTCATCGCTTCTTGATGCTTGGTTTGCACCTTCGACGGATCGTCTGCGACGAGTCTTTATGGAAGGTTTGGAGCAGACCGATGAGTTCTCTGGCGGTATTACAGCAGCCATCGAGCGTGGTCTCAATTCAGCAGCGCAAGTGATGAGTGACCTTTCAGGTCTTGCCCCGATCAACTCATTCACCCAGCAACTAGCAGCCGCAGGAGTCCTTCAGCACCTTTACGACGTAGCCCGAGCGGGCACCAAGAGGCTGGACCCAGCCACAGTTCGAGCCTTGGGTCTTGAGCCTGCCCAATACGAGCAGATCATCCAGTTTGTTGGAAAGAACGCCAAAACCAAGAAGGGGTTTTTGGGAGAGCGCATTATTGGAATGGACAACATTGACGCCAAGGACATGGACCTTATCAAGGGCTTTGTCCAGCGCATGGTTGAAAGCCGTATCCAGTCTGTGCCTACCCGAGGAGATCTCCACAAGTCAGCCTTTACTTGGTGGGGAAGAATATTGACCCAGTTCCGCTCGTTCAACCTTAAGGGTGTGGACAACTTCCTTATTCAGAATGTCGAACGGACTCAACGGGGCGGCAAGGCAAAGGTTGCACAAGAAATTGGGGCTACCTTGATGCTTGCTGGAGTTATCCAGTGGCTTCGATCTTGGGCGGATTACGCCTCAGAGCGCAAGGCAGGCAATTGGGAAAAGGCTGACCAACTCGCCAAGCAGATGACTCCTGAGGGATTTGTGAAAGGCGCTCTTACAGGTCCAGCGGAGTTCTTTGTACCGTCTTTGGCTTTGGATACGGTCTCCACTTTTGCTATCGGAGATCCGATCTTTTCTCCGTACCGCTACAGCGGATTGCAGTTCTATGGGTTCCCCGGACAAGCCATGGTAGAAAACGTGTACGGCCTTGCAAAGGACGCCTATGGACGCTCTGTGGGGCGCGGCCTTGAACTAAAGACCGAGCGGGACATCACTACAGGAACCGTACGCAAGGTCCGTATGCTGCTTCCATTTCAGAACTTTCCGGGCCTGAAGCAGTACTTTAACATCCTTGAAGGCGACATTGAAGACGAATACATGCTGCGCCGTAGGCAGACAAGACGCCCAAAGGAACCAGATTGATTCTAAGGAGCAAACTCCAACATGGCCAATAGTTACCTCCTCTACACGGGGAACGGCTCGACCACCCAGTACTCCCTCAGCGGGATTGATGGGTGGATCTCCACGGGATTCCTGAAGGTCTACTTCAACGACAACGCGAATCCCGAGGCGACCAACACCTACACGTTCGTTGACCTGACAACGTCGCCAAAGATCCAGTTTAACTCGGCTCCTGCGAACAACACAATCATTCGCATCCAGCGCGAGACTCCGGCTACCGTGTCGCTGTTCCGGTCCAACGTGGTTGACTTTGAGGACACTTCGATCCTGACTGCGTCTGACCTTGACAAGTCGGTTCAAGGTGTTCTGCACGTCGTTCAGGAGGCCAATGACACAGGTTCTGGTGCGCTGCCACCTACGGCTGATGGAACGCACTGGAATGCCGAGAGCAAGCGCATCACCAACACTGCTGTTCCTACGGCTCTCAACGATGCCGCCAACAAGGCTTATGTGGATGGCATGACCCTGTATGGAACCACAGCCGTCACGGTGCCACAGGCATGGACGTTCTCTGGCGATTCAACCACAACGGACTTTACGTTTTCTCCAGCAGCCGCCACAACCGACCCGGCCATGTTCATTGTCGAGGTTGGCGGAACAATTCAAAGGCCGACAACGGACTATACCGTTACGTCCTCTACGCTGTCCTTCGTCAGCGCACCCGGAGCAGGAACTAACAACATCCGAGTGCGAAACCTTGGCGTAACCCGGGCTGTCCAGTCGTTCCCCAACAACGTCACCTTCGGGCAGAACATCACGGTCACGGGAACGGCAAGTTCGGCTGGATTCTCCGGTCCACTTACGGGCAATGTCACAGGCAATGTCACGGGCAACGTAAACGGAACCACAGTAACGGCTTCTGGTGCAGGATCTCTCGGCTCTCTTGCAGTCACCAACAACGCTACCGTGGGCGGAACGCTGGTGGTCACTGGCGCATCGACGCTGGGCGTCCTTGGGGCTGGAGCATCGACTGTTTCTAGCCTAGTGGTGAACAACAACGCCTCTGTAGGCGGAACTCTTGGGGCTGGATCCTCGACGCTTTCTAGCCTAACGGTTACCAACAACGCCACTGTGGGCGGGACCTTGGGAGTCACCGGAGTCCTTAACACGTCGAACGACATTGTCCTTGCCAACACCAGAGGAATCGACTTCTCGGCAACGGCTAATGGCTCGGGCACGCCCACCACAGAGAAACTGACTGACTACGAGGAGGGGACTTGGGTCCCGGTGTTTGAGCCTGAAACAGGCGCGTTCGGCGCAATCACATACGACATCGTGTCTGCGCGGTACACCAAGATCGGCAACATGGTGATTGCAGCGGCGCACATGCGAACGGACAACTTTACCGTAGGTACCGCATCCGGCGATCTCTACGTTGCTGGATTCCCGTACACGCAGGCGAACATTCAGGCTGGTGGAGGAGCGGTCACTTTTTCGACCGGATGGAGTTCCAACAACCCAAGCGGTCTTGTGGGGTTTGCGGGAACCAACAAGATGCTCCTTACTCACAGGATCACCACACCGAACACCGTCACGCTGTTTACTCAGGTAAGCAGCCTTACGACTGGAGCCATTGCCGACCGCAATCACATCGTCTTCACGGTTACCTACTGGACGGTCTGACCATGCACGACGAACTATTGATCGCCGTAGGTCGCCTTGAGGGGAAGATGGATGCCCTGATCCAGTTGCAGCGCATTCAGGAGGAGCAGATCAAGAACCATGAGGAGCGCCTCAGGCAACTGGAACACTCCAAGTCATACGCCATGGGCATTGCAGCCGCAGTAGGCGCAGTGATCTCCACGGCAGTCCAATTCGCAACCAAAGCCTTTAACTAGAGGAACCCATGCCCATCAACCCAACTACGCTGTTCAATGCCGCAGCAACCAGTCAGGTCAGCGACCCCTTCAACCCGTCCCTTGAGCCTGACTCGTTTGGCTTCATTGCGGTCATGCACAGCGGAGCCAAACTTGGGACTTCCAGCACCGTCAAGGTTGCCCTTGAGGGCACCTACAACGGCTCGGACTGGTTCGTCATCGAGACCATGCTGCCCACTGACGTTGACTACCAGAACCAGACCGGGGATGTCCCGTCGTGGTTCCGTGTGGTCCCTGTTGTTCCCACGATCCGCATCAGGTTCGTCAATGGTGGCGGTCTGACGTACAAGGTCTGGCTGGCCGAGTGATGAAGTACGAGATCTACTCGCTCCCAAGGGCCAAGCGCCGAACGGTCGTGATGACCAAGCGGCAGGATGACCTTGAGATGGAGTCTGAACTGGTCGATGTGGACGGCAGCGATGCCTTTGAGACTGGTTACAGCCTTGTGTATGACGGAGATGACGCCTCTCCGCTCACCGTAGAGATCTACCTAGACGGCGGCGACGCCATCAACTAAAGGAAACCCATGCCCCCCACGACACAGATCCGAATCCGCCGAGACACAGCAGCGAACTTCACCTCAGCGAACCCAACGCTGGCCCTTGGCGAGATCGCCTACGAGACCGATACGTTCCGCTTCAAGGTGGGCACCGGGTCTACCGCATGGACCGCTCTGGGGTATGCCGCGCAGAACCCCACCAGTTTGACTGTGGCTTCGGATGCGTTCATTAACGGCGCTCGCGTCGGCATCGGTCCCGCAGGCACGAACAACACGGTGCTTGGCGTGTCGGCGGGCGCGGCGCTTGCTGCCGGATCATCCGACAATGTGCTGATCGGTCGTTCGGCAGGCGACAATATCACAACGGCAACGGGAAACGTATTCATCGGGCGGGATGTCGGTGCGCAGACCACCGGAGGTAACTCGGTTGCCATTGGCTTCGAGGCAATGGGAGGTGCTGGAACATCATCGTTCAACTCGGTTGCCATTGGAAGGCGCGCACTGTGGCAAGCGACAGCCGGAAACAATGTTGCGGTGGGGAACGAGGCTGCGTCGGCATCCGCAAACTTCAGTCAGGTAACGGCTATCGGAAACGGTGCATTGCAACGCAATCTCGCTAGCGATGTCACTGCGTGCGGTGGAGCCGCACTAGTAATCAACACCCTCGGTACCGCGAACGTCGCCGTAGGTCGCTCGGCGCTCGGCGCTGCGACCACGGCGGCAGCGACGGTCACCATCACGACCGCAGGCAGCGGAGGACCAAACCCCGGACCCACCACCTACAACGCCGTGCAACTGACCTACGTCAGCGGCGCGACGGCGGTGACCTACCCGACTGCGGATATCACCGTGACTTCGGGCGCGGTGTCTGCGGTCACCATCGTCAGCGGCGGAACGGGCTTCACCGCGACGAGCGGTACGGTGATGACTGCGGCGGCGGCGAGCATCGGCAACACGACTGGCTTCACCTGCACGCTAGCGACGGTCAGCACGGCGGCGAGCAACACGGCGGTGGGGCATCAGGCCGGGTTGAGTTTGACCACGGCGACAAACTGCACATTGATAGGCTCTGGTGCAGGCGATGCGATCACGACTGGTGGCAGTTCCGTATGTGTAGGTACAAATGCAGGCGGCGCACTGACAACTGGATCGCAAAATAGCCTTGTAGGCCTTGAGGCTGGACGCGATCTAACCATATCAAACTCGTCGTCAGTACTTGGTCATCGCGCCTTGCAGGTGGCATCAACAACGGCAAGTAATGTTGCGGCTGTTGGCGCATTTGCTTTGCAAAACGCAACATCATGCGCTCAAGCGACCGCGATTGGAAATCAAGCGCTTCTAAATGCGACTACCGCTACAAACATGGTGGCGGTAGGTCGGAATGCCGGGTCGCTTATCAATAGTGGCGCCAACTGCACAAACGCCACTAATAGCATTTTCATTGGAGTCGATGCGAGACCTGCGGGCAATACGGAAGTAAATCAGGTTGTCATCGGGTATGAGGGTCGCGGCGACGGCAGCAACACGACGGTGATCGGCAACACCTCGACCACCTCGACGCGCTTTGCAGGCACGGCGACGAGCGTCCTGCGCACATCCGGCGACACGCTGCGGATCGACAATGCGCGCACGCCCGCGACCGCAGGGGCGGCAGGCAACGCGGGCGACATCTGTTGGGACGCCAACTACATCTACGTCTGCGTCGCTGCAAACACTTGGAAGCGCGTCGCCATCGCCACATGGCCATGACCGGAGAACACATGAGCGACGAACCCACCTACGACCCTGAACTGACCGCCGAGCGCCTGCGCGGACTCGACGCATCCGCAGCCTGCATCCGCGAATGCATCGCGCGCAACGACCGCAGCGAGGAGCAGCGCGACACCGTTCGTCGCAACTGCGACCACATCGGGATCGCCTGCATGTACCCCGA